GCGGGCCCCTGTTCCCCCTTTGGCCCGGGAGGTCCCACCACGGTGGGGATTCGGTTTACGGCCTCTTCCGCCGCTATCCTGCTTTGTTCCGCTGACTGTGCGCTTTCTGCTGACTCCCGGGCTTTTTCTGTTGCGGTCGTTGCATCCCTGGCTGCATTACCGGCTGCACTTTCTGCCGTCTTTTTTGACAACTCAGCATCTGTTGCACTTTGTAATGACTCACTGGCTTTTTGAGCGGCCGCAGAAGCCGAGGACGAGGACGCATCCTCTGACTGCTTTGCAGCGGCTGCACTTTCTGCCGCCTGCCGGGCTGACTCCGATGCATCCCCTGCTGAAGTGTCAGCATTTGCCGCGCTCGCTTCCGCCTTACTGGATGATATGCCGGCATTCCTCGCTGACGTCTCCGCCTCTCCGGCATTCTTCTTCGCCTCCTCAGCGTGACGCGCCACCTCTTCCACCATCAGTTCAAAACGACGCAGTGCCTCCGGCCGGACGTCATCCTCCGACATGGCACCGAGAAAATCATTCAGCGTCCCCGGTTGAGAATCTTCATACACGGTGATGGTCCCGGCATGTGACGGCGGGAAGCCCTCCACCAACAGAATGACGCTGTACTGACCGTACTCAACGTCCATGCTGTAACGACCGGCTTCATCCGGATTTTCAGAGGCCACCGTGTTCACCACCACCGTGCTGCTGGTCCGTCTGGCTTTCAGTTGAATGGTGCAGTTCTCTACCGGTTTTCCTGTGCCGTCTTTCAGTACACCTGAAATCTTTACTGCCATATTCACCCCACAAAAAAGCCCGCCTGAACCGGCGGGCTGTCATAACACTGTGTTACCTGGCTAATCAGAATTTATAGCCGACACCCACGATGAAGCCGTCAGTGCGCCAGTCGCCACTGCCGGAACCTTCATAAGCAAGGTCAATAACCACCGTCTCTACGGGACTGAACTGAATCCCGGCATTCCAGGCCGGCGACAGATGACGCGCAGTATGGCCATCACTGGCGGTGGTGGTCTCCTTCACATACCCCGGTTTCACTTCATCACGCCGGTAATCCTGAACACTGTCAGACCAGCGGGTGTACGCCATCCCGGCCATGCCATAGAGACTGACCCGCTCACTGAGCTGCCAGACAGGGCCGGCCATCAGACTGACATAACGACCGCGCAGGCTTTCATAATGGAAGGTATTTTCACCCGTCTTCATCGTGTCACTTTTCTTCACCGATGCATAACTCAGCGCGACAATGCCGCCCAGGTGATCCGTGAACTCATAACGGTATTTCACATTAATCCCTTTTAAATCACCTGCACGCGCACCGGTACCGGACAATGCCGGTACGCCGCCCGGGTGAACCTGAGCATATCCCACGGAAAATGCACCGTGTCCGCTTTCAGCCTGTGCAGGAAAGGCAATTCCTGCCAGCAGGGTAGTAAACAATAATATCGTTGCGTATAAATGCCGCATGATTACCTCTTTGTTTTCAGTCAATAAAAAAGGCACCTCCTGAGGTGCCCGTCCGGGTTAATAAACCGTCAGCTGATACTGATCCCTGCCGTGGATTTTTTCATGACCACAACCAGTAAATCACTGATGTACGTTGTCGGCGTCCAGTTGTTCGCACCGGCCGACGACACATTAAACGTCAGGGTGACATGACCCCGCCCTGCCGGCATATCTATCACCGATGAGAACACCCGGCTGACATCCGTTGCCGGTTCATGGAAAATCTCAACCCCGTTCTTCAGCACCTGCAGCTTACAGGTGGAATACCAGTACGACTGCTGATTCGGGCTGTTGAAATTCTGGTGTTTCGTCCCGCGAAACAGCACCGGGGGAATGATAATCTGCCGGTCGAATCCCTGGTCATCGTAAACTGTGACGGTTACCGTCCCGCTGGCATAACTGTTATTCCGGGGAAAGGCTTTCCCCACCGTCTTCACCAGGTCGCCTTCAATCTGGTTTGCAGACAGTTTCCCTCTGATGACACAGTTCTCGTTAATGGTGACATTATTGAGCGTGCCGGTATTCGCGGTAATTGCTCCGCTGATATCCGCGTTCCTGGCTGTCAGCTTCCCTTCCGGCGTCAGGGAAAACGTCGGGGGGTTGCCGGATGACGTGATACTCACCGCAAACAGTCGCTTCAGGAACACGTCGTTCATGAACAGCTGATTCCCCTGCGCCACAAATAACGGCGTGCTGTTGCCGCTCTCCGGATTTATCATCGCGATACGGTCAGCCAGCAGCAGTATGTTGCTCAGTGGCTGGCCATCAGTATCCTCAATCCCTGCACCAATCCCGGCCACATAGGGAATGCCGTCTTTCGTTTTTTGAACCTTCAGCATGTACAGCGCAGCCAGGTCATCATTTGTGTCCTTCTGCACGCGCTGTATCTGCTGAATGGTGGCGCTCTGGTCTTCCAGCGTTTTACTGACCGTCTGTGTGATTTCATTGCGGGTTTCGGTGATGGTGGTCTTCATCTCCGCCATCTCATCCGCAAGCTGGCTGTTGTCTATCAGCTCCCACAGCCCCTGAGCCAGATGCAGTTTTCCTATTTTTTCCCGGAAAAATTCCAGATACCCTTCACCATCATTGCTGGGCTGCCCGCTGACTTCCACAAACGCAGATTTCCCCACCAGGTTGACGCTGCGCACGTAAAACCAGAAATCCTTCCCGGGCTTAATGTGCGGGCCGGATACACTCCACTGACTGCCGGTCCCCAGATAACGGGCAGAGGTTTCCACCTGAGATGTGTCTGCGATTTTTGTCTCCGAAAACCAGAACTCAAACTGTACCGTCGGGTCATACACCGCAAGACGCGGGACCGCCGTTATCTGAAAATACCCCGGCGTCAGTTCAATGGTGGCGGGTTTTGCTGGCGCGTTAATCCGGAAGGTGGTGGTGGCCGGTTCGCCCTGCTGGCCATAACTGTTAATTGCCCTGACTGTCAGGGTGTATTCCCCGAGCGGCAGACCGCTGAAACGATGCTCTGTATCCGCAGTGATGGCGGTGGTCACCAGACGGCTGTCTTCTCCGCTTCCGTTGGTCAGGCGCAGACTGAAGCGCACACCCTTCACCACCCGCGGCGTGTCCCATTTCGCCTGTGCCAGATACTGACCGTCAGCCGCGCTCACCTCCACCGTCAGGTGCTGCACAGCCGGCGGGATGACGCTGTTCAGCGAACCGGACAGTGGCTCAAAGCTGGCCCCGTTATCCACAATGGCTTCTTTTTCCGGTACGTGCTGCACCGCCGTGATGGCAAAGGTGCCGTCCGTGTTTTCCCGGATGGAGACACAGCGGAACAGGCGACGACGCAGTGACGGCAGGGAGAGTCCCCATACACCGTATGTCTCCACACCATCAGGCAGGGTGCTGACCTGTATCCGGTCCGGCGCGGGGTGTGCAGTGATGGCCACGCTCACCGGCTTACCGCTGCCGTTAATCAGGTTCACCGTGGCGGCACCTGTCTCCGGCAGGGTCACCTCACGGTCCAGTGTCAGGGTGCGGCTGGCGGCATCGATGGACAGGACACGTCCGCCGGTCATGGTCCCGGCATAGTCGTTATCACAGATTTCAATAATGTCACCGGGTGTGTGCCGCAGCCCCTGAGACCCGAGCGTGAAATCCACCGTCTGCGTTTCCAGCAGTCCGGTCTTTATCACCCACAGCCCGGCACGGTGGGCCTGACCGCGACTGGTGCAACCGAACGCGTCCATCTTCAGCAGGTTGCGCCCGTAGCGCAGTATGGCTTCCGGGTCTTCCACCAGTTCCGTGGAGGTCTGCCAGCCGTTCTGCGGGTCGGTGTAATTCACCTCCACCGCCGTGTGGCGGTCCTTCAGGGCGCTGAAGCTGTAGCGAAACCCCACGCCGTTATCATCCACCACCACATCGCAGTTGGTGTACGGCCACACCACATCCGACGGGCGGTCCTGAACGAACGTCAGCGTCTGGCCGTTCCATACCGGCATACAGCGCATCGCCGAGCAGAAATCACTGAGAACGTCCCACGCCTTACGCTGTTGTGACAGGTACGCATTAAAGGTCATCCGCGGCTCTGTGCCCCCGAAACCATCCGGGACCGTCTGGTCGCAGTACTGCGCAATGGCATACAGCGCCCATTTGTCCACGTCTGCCGCCCCCAGACGTTTTCCCATGCCGTAGCGCGGGTGAGTCAGCATGTCCCACAGGCACCAGGCCGGGTTGTTGCTGTATGCCGGTTTCAGGCTGCCGTCCCAGATGCCGCTGTACGTGCGTTTTTCCGGGTCATAGTTTGACGGTACCTGGATGATGCGACCGCGGATATGGTAGTTCACCGTCATCTGCTGACCGCCAAACTGCTCCGCATCCACCTGCAGCCCCACAATCGCCGTGTTCGGGTAGCACTGTTTCACATCGATGATTTCGGTGTATGACGACCAGAGCGTCTTATTCTGCAGCTGGTCCGGGGTGCTGTCCGCTGTCTCCCGGACCATCCGGATGTTAAA